CGCCGCACTCGCTCGCGTCCATGGCCCGCGGTGCATCGAGATCGCGGTCGAGCTGCTCGGCAGTTCCGATGAGCGCATCCGCCTCGCCGCCGTGACAGCCCTCCTTGAACGCGGTTTCGGAAAGCCCACCCAGCCACTCGGTGGCGACCCGAACCATCCCTTCACATACGTCATCCGCGGTCCGCTGCCAGTCGAAACAACCCAGGAATGGCTGCGATTGAACGCGCCGGAAGCGAACGATGCAGACACTGGCTGAACCCGATGGCCTGATGACGGCCTGGCAGCCGCAGAAAGGCCCGCAAGCCGCGTTCGTCGGCTGCCCCGTGTTTGAGGTGTTCTTCGGCGGTGCGCGTGGAGGCGGCAAGTCGTTTGGCATGATCGGCGACTGGGCGCTGCACTCGGACCAATACGGACAAGATGCAGTTGGGCTGATGATCCGACGCACCCGCATCGAACTCCTCGACCTCTTCGAGCAGGCCCGCAGCGTCTACGCCAAGATCGGCGCAGCAGCCACATACAACCCGTTGCGTATCGTGATGCCCAACGGCGCCCGGCTGACCTTCGCTTATCTGGAGCGCGATCCTGACGCCGACCAATACCAGGGGCACAATTACACCCGCATCTATGTCGAGGAAATCGGCAACTTTCCCTCACCGCGCCCGGTCATGAAACTCATGGCAACCCTGCGCTCCGGTGCGGGCGTTCCGGTCGGCCTGCGGCTCACCGGCAATCCGGGAGGCGTGGGCCACCAGTGGGTGCGGGCGCGATACATCGATCCAGCGCCCATGGGCTGGAAGATCCTGACCGACCCGAAGACCGGCCTCCAGCGCATCTATATCCCCAGCCGCGTGACGGACAATGCCTATCTCGGCCCCGACTACGTGCAGCGGCTCAAGGCCAGCGGCAGCCCCGAACTGGTGCGCGCCTGGCTGGAGGGCGACTGGACCGTCGTGTCCGGCGCGTTCTTCCCCGAGTTCAGCATGGAGCGCCACGTCATCGCGCCCCGGCCCATCCCCGAGCATTGGGCACGGTTCCGCTCGTTCGACTGGGGCAGCGCACGCCCGTTCTGCTGCCACTGGTGGGCGGTCAGCGACGGCACCATGCCCGATATCGCCCGCGGCGCCTTGGTGCTCTATCGCGAGTGGTACGGCATGCGGCCGGGCGAGCCCAACGTAGGGCTGAAGCTCACCGCCGAAGCCGTGGCCCAAGGCATCGCCGCCCGCGAGGCCGACGACCCACAGCCGATGATGGGCGTGGCCGATCCGGCCATCTTCGCCGAGGACGGCGGCCCCTCGATCGCCCAGCGCATGATGACGCAGGGCGTGATGTTCCGCCCGGCGGACAACAAACGCGTGCCATCCCGCGGCGCGATGGGCGGCTGGGATCAGCTCCGCTCGCGCCTCGTCGGCGATGACGACGGCAAGCCCATGGCGCTGTTCTTCAGCACCGCCCGCGATCTCATCCGGACGTTACCGGCTATGCAGCACGACGACGCGCGGCCCGAGGATATCGATACCGATGCGGAAGATCATTGTTGCGATTGCGCGCGCTACGGCATGATGTCGCGGCCCTGGATCAAGGATGCGGCAAAGCCGGTCGTGCGCGATAGCTGGGACATCGCCTTCGAGCGCGCCAACGAGGCAGCCCCGGACGGATGGAGGGTGGCATGACCAAAGCAACCTACGCTGGCCTGACCGGCGCGGAGTTCATGCGGATCGTCGGCGCCGATCTGGATAAATGGCTCGACGCCGCAATGGAAAGCGCCGCGGCCAACGGCATCACCGTCGAGCGCGAATGGCTCCGCTCGCTGTTGGCAGACGCCATGGACGCCGCGCGCAGGCTCAGCAAGCCGGTGGTGCCCGTAACCGAGGATGACAACCCATGAGCCGAAGGTCAGCGCGCGAACTTCGGAAGGCGGCCGAGAAAGCATACCGGAAATGGATGCGCGCGGAAGCCAAAGCCGACCGCGCTGAGTACGCCGAGGCTCAGGCCAAGAAGGCCAAGCAGAAGCTGACGCCCGCCGAAAAGGCATCGAAGGCCGCGCTTCGTGCCGCTGCGAAAGATGCACTCCAGCAATGGAGTATGGAAAAAATGCGCAGCGATATCATCGCTGGCATGGAGACAACGCCATGACCGCACCCCGCGCGCTCTACGCCGATCCGCCAACCGATCCCGCCGCCGCCGAGGCCACCGCACCCAAGGGCGGCCCCGCCAGCGAGGGCTATACCCGCGACCTCGACGACGCCCACGCCCGCCTGGTGCGCTGGTTCGAGGAGTCGGAAAACACCGGCATGGACGCCCGCGACCGCTCCAACCGCGACCGCGATTACGTCACCGGCATCCAATGGACCCAGGCCGAACTCAAGGCGCTCGCCGATCGCCACCAGCCGCCAATCACGATCAACTACTGCTCCCGGAAGGTCGATCTGATGTGCGGGATCGAGCGCAAGTCGCGCACCGATCCCAAGGCGTATGCGCGCAACCCGGCGGACGAGGACAAGGCTTACGCCGCAACCCAGGTGCTCAGATACATCTCCGATCAGAACAAGCTCAACGTCACGCGATCAGCCGTCTATGAGAACATGCTGGTGGAAGGCGCGGGCGGCTGCGAACTCGGCCTCGAAGACGACGGCAAGGGCGGTGCGGAGATCACCATCACGGCGGTTCCGTGGGACCGGCTGTGGTGGGACGTGCATAGCCGCCTGCCGGACTTCAGCGATGCGCGCTACAAGGGCCTCGTGATCTGGCTGGACCGCGACCAGGCGAACGAGATGTGGCCGGATGCCGAGGACGTCATCACGGACTCGTTCGCGACGCACGACGGCAGCTATGATGACCGGCCCGGCCATGTGCTCTGGACCGACAGCACCCGCTCGCGCGTTCGCGTTGTCCAGTGCCACTGGGACGAGAAGGGCACCTGGTGGAGCGCCACATATACGCGGTCAGGCTTCCTCGCCTCGCCCCGCCAATCGCCGTTTTTCGATCACAAGGGCAAGTCAGCCTGCGCCCTGGTCATGCAATCCGCCCATGTGGACAGGGAAAACAATCGTTACGGCATGGTGAGGGATATGATTTCCCTCCAGGACGAGATCAACAAACGGCGGTCCAAAGCCCTGCACCTGCTCTCGGTGGCGCAGATCATCACCGAGAAGGGCGCGGTGCAGGACATCGACAAGGCCCGCCGCGAGGTCGCCAAGCCGGACGGCGCCATCGAGGTCACGCCCAACATGCGCTTCGAGGTCCACCACGGCGGCGAAATGGCGACCGGGCAGATGCATTTGCTCCAGCACGCCACCGGCGAAATGCAAGCCACCGGGCCGAACGCCAGCATGTCGGGAACGGATGACCGCGAGTTGTCGGGGCGGGCGATCCTGGCACAACAGGCGGGCGGGGCGGCGGCCAACGAACCCATCGCCGATGGGCTGCGGCAATGGATGCAAACCGTCTACGAAATCTGCTGGATGGCCGCCCGACAATACTGGAGCGCGGGCAAATGGGTGCGCGTGACCGACGATCTGGGGAATACCAAATACGTCGGGATCAACCAGCCGGTGACGCTTCAGGACAAGCTCGCCGAAATGCCCGACCAGCAGCGCGCGCAGGCCATGCAGCAACTCCAGATCGTGCCCGGCGATCCGCGATTGCAGATGGTGGTTGCCGTCGAGAACGACATCCGCGAGATGGACATCGACGTGACCATCGGCGCCGGGCTGGACGTGCCGTCGCTCCAGAACGAGCAGTTCCAGGTGCTGTTGCAACTGGCGTCCACGCAGCCGGGGCTGATCCCGGCGGATGTGCTCATCGCCGCATCCAGCCTCCACGACAAGGACAAGCTGCTGGAACGCATGAAGGCGCACGAGCAGGCGCAGGCGCAGACGCAGCAGAAGGCCGGGCAGATGGCCGAGCAGCACGCCCAGGCCGAGATCACCGGCAAACAGGCCAAGGCGGCGGCCGACTTCGCGCTGGCGGCCGAGCGGCGGCATGCCTCGGTGCATCATATCGCGGACATGCACCAAGCGTTCAACGACATGAACGCGCCGCCGGATGCCCCGAGTGCGCAGGGCACAGTGGTTCCGCCCGAGGTCCAGGCGGCAATGGACA